AAGGTCTTCCGACTCCTCAGGCGTGAGCCCGAACTCTTTGCCCGACAGGGTGATGCTTGAGGGGTAGAACTGCATGGAGTCGAGGACATCACTTTTGATGGAGAGCTCACTCTCGGTCCACTTCGATGTCGGCGTTGCGGCCATTTTCTTCTGCTCGAGATACTGTAAGATCGCGCCGTCAGGCGTATCGGCTTTGCCGTCAAACTTCTCGTCGAGCCAAGTGACAAAGTCGCCCTGAAGCTCGGTCGCGGTAAGCCCCGTGTTCGGATATTGGTCGGCCCACTCTTTGGACTCGCCCCACGTTAGCGCCTGAATGCTGTCCTTGATAAACTTTTTGTTCTCTTCGCTCGCAGTGCCTGCCTGCTCTTTTTTCCACTGCCCGTATTCGCCTAGGGCGTTGTACAGGATGTTCGAGTCGCCGCTGTAGTTGTCGATCATCCATTTTTTAAAGTCTTCTTTGGTCTCCTCGTCGGTCATATGATACTTGTCCGAGAGGTTCCAGAAGTCGGAGTCACTGTCGCCGCTGTTGACCTCTTTAAGCAGGAGCTCTTTATTCTGCGCCTGCTTCGACGTCCCACCGCCCATGAGAAGCGTGAACGGGTCCTCGCCGCCCGCGTCGTGGGTCTTTCCCCACTCTTCGTAATCGGCTAAGACTTTGTGAAGATATGTAGAAGAGCCATCCCACTCGTTTGTGACATAGTCCTTGAACTCCGCGAGCTCTGCCTTGGTGTCTATGCCCTTGTTGTGTAACATATCCGTGTATATCTCGCTGTCGATTTTCCACAGTATCTCGGTCTTATTCTCGTCGGCCTCTGACTTCTGCTCAGGCGGGTCCTCGAGCAGGGTGTTGTCTTCCTCGTCCTGCGGCGTGTCAATCAGGCCATCGTCGAGCGGGGGTAGCTCACCGTCATCAAGCCACTCGTCAGGGTCGCCTAGGTCCTCAAAGCCGTCCTCAGGTATCTCGGCCTTTGGCTCTTCAGCCTTCGGCTCTTCAGCCTTCGGCAGGTAGCTGTCAACGTCGTCGGAGGGTTTGCCCTTCTCGGCCTCGTCGAGCTTCTCGTATGTCTTCGGGTCATCAATCTTTTTGCCCTGTACTTCTTTCGGCATATTGCCGCCAATGATTTTCCCGTTTTTATCTATCATAACTTTACGCCCTGCTGAGCCGCCCTCGCCGCGTCCGTCAGCCTTCTTGCCGCCGATCGTGACCCAGTGTGCGCCGTCAGGCGTTGTGTCCGTCGCTGTCATGCCAAGAGAGGCCTCGAACGGCGGGAACAGATCAGCGGGCAGGCTCACTCTCGTGGCCCACCGTGCGTCGGCCATTTCCTTGCCGTCGGCCTTTGGCTTGCCTTTAAAGTCTGTACACAGGAATAGAACGGGTCGCCCGTACTGCGCGGGCAGTTTCATCTCACCGAGCGGCTGTAGTTCGCCGAGCTCGATGTTAAATTCTTCTTTAGCCTCTCGGCGCGCGGCCTGTTCAGGCGTTTCGCCTGCTTCGATGTGCCCGCCTGCGCCGCACCATCCTGCGCCGTCAAGACGTCGTCCGATTAGGAGCTCGCCATTCTTCGACACGAGCACAGCGGCCGCCGTGGGCTTCTTCTGCGCCTGTAGCGCTAAGGCGGCGGTAAGAGCCGCAGTTAGTACGAGCTTGAGTTGTTCTTTTCGTTCCATACTGCGGCCCCTCGTTTCATATTTCTTTGATAGTCCTGCCGTACTTCGTCATGAAGTCGCGTTGACCCATCTTTGTGATAACGCCGTGATCGTGTACCTGCATAGGCCACTTGATCGTTCGCCAGAGAATGACCTCTGACGCATAACAGCGGCAATTCTTGACAATAACTCCGCGCTGTGTTATGCTGTAGTAGCCATAATCTGATTGGAGGTTGTACACATGCCCCGAAAAATCCCTAGTGCTCTTATTGACCACGCGCAACAACTTATAACTGACGGCTCCACACTTGAGGCCGCCGCGCAAGCTATCGGGCATCATCGCACAGTAGTCAGCGATTGCCTCCGCCGTCGCGGGTTTTCCGTTCCTGTCGGTGGGCACCCCGCGGCTAACAGGCTCGTCCTCGACGAGGCTCACGTTCTTGCGGCTTACGCTGAGGGCCAGAGCGTCCTCTCTTTGTCCAAGGGTCTGAGCTGTAGTCGTCAAGCCATTCGGAACGTTCTCACTCGTAATGGTGTTGCATCGCGAAGCCTCTCTGAGGCCAACGCTCTCAGAATGTCCACGCTTGACCTCAGCCAACGGAGAGACCTGATTGGCCCCGCCCGAGAACAGCGGTTCGACAACATGGTCGCCGCGGCCTATGACCGAGAGAGCCGTAACCCTGCTATCGGCGCAGGTGAGCGGGAGCTCGCCGACGCTCTCGAGGCCCAAGGCCTTACCGTCGTCAGACAAAAACGCGTTGATGACTATTTCGTCGACCTCGCCATCGACTCGCTCGCCGTGGATGTTAAACAGGCCGCCCGAAACAGCTTTACTCCCGTATCGAACTCGCGCCGTTTCAAACAAATCAGCAAAGCAGGTTACAAGCCCGTCAACTTTGTCTTCACCGATCTCGCTCTCATTGGGCTCTGCATAAACGAGATAGTCGCCACACTGAAGGGCGTCGACCGCAGTCCAACCGTTGAGGGTCAATACTGGGTGCTTCGGTGTCGCTTCAAAAGCGGTCCCGTCCGCAAGAACCGTGCGGATGAGTTTACCGTCGTAGAGTCGACGCCAGATACGATTGTAACCCTTAGACAGGGCCACCTCGGTTGACGCGGGAAAACAGTTATAAATGTTTCCCGCGCTATAATTGCCCTCGCTTTTCTTCCCGAGAAGTTTCTCAGGAGCGGGAGGGTCACTGTATCGACACAGCACATTGTCCATGTGCTTATGTGAGTCGCGCGTCCGACCGTCGCCTTGTGCGCCGCCCGTTGCGTGCCAGATATACCAATCGAGCCCGAGCTCTTCAGCCTGCGCCTGATTGATCGCCGCGTGGGCCTTTGAGGTCTCGGTCCGCGCGATTAGTTTTGCGTGCTTCTCGGTCATCTCGCCGACCATCTCACGGAACTGCGGGAGCTTGTAGGCTTGCCTGCTGTCCGCGTAGGTCTGCGACGCCATGAACTTGGTTAGGTCCTTTGCCACCGCCGACGGCACCGTGTGTATGTACATGGCGTTACGGTCGATGATCTCATCAACACGGGCCCCTAGGTGGCCCTCTAACATACGTTGTTGCGCGGCGTACATCTGACGCCCGCGGCCTTGTTCTTTTGCGGCCTGCCGCCATGTCTTGGCGGTCTCGCTCAATGTGTTCGTTACCATGGTGCGCGATGCCATCCTCGCCCAGTCATACAGCGGCTTTGAGGCGCTGAGGGCGTGGAGCTTGTCGGGGAGGTCCTCTATCTTGGTCAGGTCATCTCCGAAGAGCCTCAGTATAAGGGCCTTCAGCTTTTGCAGGGCCGTGAGATACTGTTGCTCAATGCGGCGTTTAGGGCTCCAAGAACTGAAGAGCATTGCTCATCACCCCCACAGTTTCTCTCGGAGAGCCGCGAAGCGTGCTTTTATGCCAGTGGGAGCCGCCGTTTCGGGCGGCTCTGCCTGAGCATCAGGTAGGCCCGTAGGAGGAACAGGCCCGCCCTCGGGGGTCATATTCGGGTCGCCGCCCATCAGCGCGGCCATTGGGTCCTCACCGCCTTCGCCCATCTGTTGGGGCTCATCGTCGGCGGCTTCGATCTCTTCGTCGGTTATGTTGGTAAACAGGCCAGTCTCTTCGCTCATCTGCCGAAGCTCTTTGAGCGCCGTCTTGCGGCTGAGGAGCCCGTTGTCGTAGGTGGAGGTGACCGCGGTCGTCTTCGCTGTCGCGATGTCGGCCTTCTCTTTGCCATCAGGAATACGAACAGGGTTAAACGACACGCCAAGGTCATCAGGCACCGCGCCGAACTCGCTCATGCACATGATTGGCAGGAGGCGGTCAAGGTGCGGCTCGATCTTGTTCTCTTGCATATTCTCGAGAAGCGTGTAGTAGTTGTCCGTGTCTGATTCGCCTGTGGCATTCATGCCCCCGGGGCTGATGCCGAAGAGCTTCGTCATGGGAAATCCCGTGACGGAACAGAGCGCCTGTTGGAACTGCGTGAGGACCTGATCAAGGCCCGTGAATGCGTAGGGCTTGTTCTCAAGGCTGTCGTCCGCGTCTATGACCCGGGTTGAGAATGAGCTCATGAGAATGTTCTGCGCCTTCAGGGTCTCGTACAGGCGGCCCGATTGATATTGATTCGTGCCTAGCATCTGTGCGAGGTCGGGCGACTTCTGTATCCACACGTTCGCCTGATAGAGCAGGCGGCCGATGTTGTGCTTAGCGTCGTCGTATTGACGGAGCTCGTCGAAGATTGTCTCAATGACCGAAGCGCCCCACGCTTGCTCGACTAGGCTCTCCCAGTAGGGTAATTCGTCCCCGACGAAGCGCAGTATGCGGCTATGATGCACACGCACGTTATCAGTAGCAGTCTCACTCGCTCTCACCTCGTAATACTCAGGTAGACCGAAGTCGGGGTCGTTAATGTCGTCGACATTCGTCATGGACGGGTAGAGGCCTGACCAACGGTCGACGACGTATAGGCCCTTGAAGCTGTCGACCTCAATAGTCTTCAGGTCCAAAGGTTGGTCGAGGATGTCGCCGTGGCCGTCGATCATGATGAGCGCGCCTGCGCCGCCGAATAGCCGTGCCCACTTGAGGCCGAACTCGATGCCGCGCTTGATCTTGGTCTTCTTCTCGAGCTTCTTTAGGGCGTCAAGCTGTTCAGGCGCGAGCTGTGAGTCGATCTTGTACCAATGCGCGATCGCGTCCTCGACAGGCAGGTTGATAATGCGCTTCAGGATGCCCGAGCCGCGGTAGAGCGACAGGAGCATCATGTATTGCATCGTTAATCGGGTCATCGGGTACTCAGCGCCCTCGGATAAGCTCGTCGCGCCGAAGCCTAGGCCCGCGGCGGGGTTAGCGTATGAGTCCGCGGCGTAGAGCACAACGGGCCTGTTCGGGTCCGCCACCCGATGCGCTTTTAATTTTGCCATGTGATCACTCCTTCGCTATCTGCCTAGGGCCAGTCTGTATTTTTTGATCATGGTCTTAATGTAGTAGCGCACGCCGTCCATGCAGTGATCGTTCTCCTTGAGAGGCTGTTCGATACCGCGCTGACGGGCCTTCTCATCCCACACATAGCCCTGCCGCTCGCTCAGTGTGTGAGGGCAGTTGACCTTGTGTACTCTGATCTTACGCTTAAAAAACATTGTGGCGGTGTTCTGTAGGCCCACGAGGACCTCATTGTCTGCGCCCCGTACCACGTAGCCGCGGCTCTTGAGCTCGGTCTCGAAGCTGTCGGCGCTTGGGTCCATGATCACCATGTTCAGCGGCGGCCGTGCTCTGAAGAAGTCGTCAAACGAGTCGCCGTACTGGGCGTTGGTCAGCGGAGCCTTTTCTTTGCGTCCGTCGTAGTAATACTCTCGGTCGAGCCAGATGACGTCGCCGTCGTCGTATATGTCGAGATAAACCATTGGATTCTCTGTGCCGTAGTCAACAACAGCATAGCGCTGTGCGTACGCCTCAAGTCCCGCGGGCCTTGATTCGTCGTCATAGGTGTTCTCCTCATCGCTGAAGTTCGCGAAGATCAGGCCCTCGGCCATGGCCCGTAGGCCCTTGATGTCGCGCTTATACCACATCGTTTTTTTGTCGTATGTGGTGAGAAGCGTCTCGATCTTGTCCATGGACAGGCTCATGTTGTCCGCGATCGTGAAGTGACCGTAGTTGTAGCCATATTTGGGGTTGAGCCGTTGCTTGGCTTCGTGCTGTTCGAGGATGTCGGTGTAATACCAATGCAGAGGCCCCTTGGGGTTGAGGTCGTGAAATATCTTACGGTCAAAGCTCGACAGCGTTCTGTCGTTGACCTCTTGAATAAACTTCGGGTGGCACTCGTTGGCCTCTGTGACGTAGGCCATGCCGAATGTGTTGCCTTTGATATACTTCTCGTCACCGTCCTTGGCCCCGCCCGCCACTAGGACGACCTTGGTGCCTGTCGGCGTCTTGACGTATAGGCAGTCACGCTCTTGATACTTGCCTTGTCTGCATCGGCCCTCAAAGTAGTTGATCAGGCCATAGCCGTCGCAGTCCATGATGTTCAGCCGTGCTGAAGCCACAGACACGCCCGCGATGAGGTGAAGCTTGTTCGGGTGGTTCTCAAGCATGACGCAGAAGGTCAGCGTCGCGAGGACGTTCTTGCCGCCTCGTTTCCCTCCTTCGGCCACGTTCAGCCATGATGTGAGAGCCCTGTTGTAGAAGGACACTTGATTCTGCGTAAACGGCGCTGACTTGTTCATTCAGGTATCTCTCTATTCGGCACGGGATTCTGTAGGAGGTTCACCACGTTCAGGATGTTCTCGTTGATCTGATCGACATCGATGTCGCCCTTGTTCGCTCTCAGCTTCTCAAGCTCGAAGCGCTGACGGTCGAGCTCCATACGTTGCTGATCGAGGTCGTGCTTAGCAAGGAAGTCGGGGTTGAGCTTCTTCATGTCGAAGAAGAGCTTGATGGCCTGCGAGTCGCCCCGCTTGGCCTTATTCGTCAAGGCGTTCCACACCTCTCCGAGGGCGCTGTCAGTGAACATATCGATCTGGCTATTCATGTATTTGATAAAATGCGGGTTGGCCATCCATTGATAGAATGTCTTCGTACTCACTTGAACGACTTCGCACTTTTGGGCTTTGGTGCGTTTGTCCTCAGGATTAAGCAATAATTCGACCATTTTCTTCTGGCTTGGGTTAGGTTGCCATTTGTCACCTTTTACACCGATGGGCTTAACCCCTGTCTTTGCAGGCTTTTTCGGCTTAGTCGGCACGGCCATCACCCGCCTCTAGGATGTCAGGCACCTCGGCGTTCAGCCAGTTCCATGTGACGCCGTAACGCTCTAAGATGTCGAGAAAATCCTCAACGTCGTGGTTCTCTATTGTTAATCCTTTTTCTCCCAGTCCGATGTGCTTCAGCTCGTGAAGCATCAGTATTTTCATCTGATTCTCGGATAGCAGGCAGGCGTTGGGGTCGTACACTGTGATGATGAAGTCGAACGGTAAGAAGGCTTTGTAGGTCTTCGTGACCTTGCGGCAGTCGGCATACACCGCCTTGCCGTTGTCGATCTTGGGCTCGTATGATCTCACGTATCCGACCTTGATGTCATATGTCGGTATAATGCTCAGCTCAGGCATTGCCACGATGAGCCGCTCGGCCAAGGCCCTCAGGCCCTCGTCGACTTCGGCGTCGCCTGCCTCTAGCTGACCTCTCAGCCCATTTACGATGTCATCCTTCTGCTCGGTCCGCAGGTCCATGTACACCCGGTTGAGCTCTTCGTGTGCCGCGCAGGGCTCCCCGCAGTCGGTCATACACACGAGACAGACGTTAGTTTTCCAATTTTTCCTTGCCACGGCGCACCTCCTTCGGGTCCTCTACGCTGTATACCTTGCCGTCACGGATACGACACCTGTCGCAGGAGTCCATGTCGGTCGCAGTATACTTCGGTTTGATCGTAAAATTGGCCGCTCTGTACTCTTGTACACAGCGGCCACATAAATATCTTTCGTCTAACACGGTCATATCGCCTCATCTCAAGTTCAAGATGTCCGCGCTTCAGATTCTTTGACTAAATCATAATAACACATAATTTTGGCTTTTTTATACCCTTTTTCGGGTCTTTTTCCCGAAGTAGGCTGTAAATGGCCCCCTCCCAAAAATCCTCGGCACTTTGCTCACTCATTTTCTCACCTCCTGTCCATTAATCCGTAGTAACCCGCCACGAGTCGGATGAAATCGCCGTGCCACTTTCCTGCCAGTTTCTCGGTCTCGCCGATCTCCACGGCGGCCCCCGCCACGGTGTGGCTTCGGGTCCACAGCACGAGGTCGATCACCCTCAGCCGTTGGGCCCCGTTGTTGTAGGCTCCTGTGCGCTCCACGGCGCGCTTCACGGCTTCATATTCCCTCTGCTCTGTCAGCGGTAGTTCCCTCAGCGCGACGTTCTCTGTGGCCCGTGAGACATCAGAGCCGTGAGGCATTCCCGTGACGCTCGCAACACCTGACACATTATGCAGGTCGTAGTATTGGCCCATCAACATGGGATAATCTCGG